GGAACTCGTTCTTATCAACTTGACTGTATTCATCTTTCAGAGTTTGCTTTCTATGAAGACCAAGAAGAAATACTTGCTACCATCTTAGCATCAGCAGGTGAAGGTCAGATAATAATAGAAAGCACACCAAATGTTATTGGAGATAAGTTCCACGAACTTGTTATGGAAACCATTGAAACAAATGGAGAGAATGGTTGGAAGTTATTATTCTTTCCTTGGTGGGAACATTCCAACTACAAACTTGATACACCAGCATACTTCCAACTAAGACAAGATGAACACCTTCTCAAAGAGAAATGGGGTTGGTCAGATGAACAACTCTGGTGGAGAAGGAAACAAGTAAACACATTAGGTAAAGAAAAGTTTTTTCGTGAATACCCAGCAGATGTAAAAGAAGCATTCCGTAACACAGGAAAGAACTATTTCAATACCACAGCCCTTGATAGAATAGAACCTCTCAAAGACCCAAAGAATAACTACAAAGCCATTGGAGAACCTGTCTCTGGATGTAGATACATTATTGGTGTTGACTGTGGTGCTGGTCTCAACCAAGACTATTCAGTTGCTTCTATTGTATCATTAGAGACAAGACAGCCTGTTGCTTTCTGGTGGGACAACAATACCTCACCTGCTATGTTCGCAGAGAAACTATTTGACCTCGCAGTGAAATGGAATGATGCTCAGATAATAGTTGAAAGCAATAACATTGGTCAGTTGGTTCTTTACAAACTAAAAGAGTTTGGTTATCCTTATCTTTGGAAGAATGAGAAAGGAAAAGACTTTCTTACAAGTAAAAGAACAAGGCCTTTACTTTTTGAAATACTTAGAGAAATAATAGAAGATGGAATGATAACCAGACTAAATGAGAAGGTTATTGATGAACTTCGTTCTATTTATTATGTAAATGATAAACCTCAACACCCAAGAGGTGGAAACGATGATAAGGTTATCGCAATGGCTCTTGCCTATTATGCTATCAAGGACGAACCGATAGATGTAGTTATGAATGTAAAAGAAACTTTTTTTGAACAACACAAGAAAAAGCAAAGAGCAAAGAGAGCCAAGCGAGCATTACCTTGGAACATCAAAGCCGGTAATAACAAAGGGAGATACTAAATGAAGGCATCAGACATCAAAGCCCTGTGGGATAAACATTTTGACTATTGGGACCACAGACGAAAAGAAATGGAACGGTATGATAATGCCTACAAAATGGACTTCTGGGATGATAGGTCAGCAGATGCTCTTATGTATGCTATGACCAACACACAACTAAATGTTCAGACCTCTGATGGTTATGGTTACATTGAAGGCTTCATTGCTTCCTTGTTTGCTAAGAACCCTGCTGTTACACTCAGAGCAGGTATTGAGAACAAAGGAAACCCAAGCAAAGCAGAAGCAGTTGCTAATGCCTTCCTCTTGAAAACAAGAAGCGAGATAGAACAGACCTCTCGTCTTGCTCTTATCTTTCCAATGTCCTTTATCAAGTTAGTTCCAATAATGGGACAGAAGTTACATTACAAAGTATGTCCTGTATCTTTATCTCCTTGGGAAGTTATCTTGGATAGAGATGCTCCTCGTTGGGATAGACAAAGGTTTATTGGACACAGATACTTTATGCCTCTTACAGAAGCAAAAGATAAGTTTGGTAACAAGTCATTCCAAGGAAAGCAACGACGAGACTATCTTGATAAAAACCGTATGGACCCTTATGAAGATACAGATGCTGGTTCTTATGCTGAGTATGTTGAGATAATAGAAATGTATGACTTTGAGAACGATGAACTTACATTCTATTGTGAAGACTTGGATAGAGACAACAAGGTATTACAGTCAGGCTTTATTCCTTTCAGAGATGCCGACAACAAACCTGTATGTCCTATTGTTCCTCTTTACTTCAACCGACAACCAGCAAAGCCAATGGATGGCTACTCTGCTATGCGACGAGTGTATGACCAACTGTTTGAGATAAATGTTATTCGTTCATTCCAAGCAAATGCTGTTCGTAAAGCATCTCGTCAGTATCTTGTAAAGTCTGGTCTATTGGACGAAGAACAAATGGCTCAACTTACATCAGGTATTGATGGACTATTCATTGAGGTTGATGAGGAGAACTTGGAGGGTGTGATGAGGGCTGTGCCTCAAAACCCAACACCACCAGAACTGGAAAGATACTATGCTCAGGTTCAAGAAGATAAAAATAAAGGTTCTCTTATGGCTCCTTTTACTCGTGGTGAAAGCAGTCGTGTTACAGCAACGGAAGCGGTTGCCTTAGCATCATACACAGCATCAGAGATAGGAAGAATGGCGAGAGAAAGAGATGCTATGATAGAACAACTTGCTGATGTTTATCTAAACATTCTCGCAACATTCTTGGAAGAAGAACCAACCAACCTTGTTCAGATAGACGGAAAGATAGTATCTATCTCACCAGAAGACTTGCGAGGAGACTTCCAAGTATTTGCTTCTGACCAAGCATCAACACCACTGTCGGATGTAGCAGCAAAGAACCAACTGCTTATGAACATCCCAACTCTTGTAAACTTAGGTGTCCCTGCTCTTACAGTTCTAAAAGAAGTTGTTCGTGTATTGAACCTTCCAGAGGAGTTTGTATTACAAGCAGACCAGAACATCAAAGCACAACAAGAAGCACAGGCACAAGCACAACAACAAAAGGTTCCCGGTGGAGTTCAGGGAATAGAACTGCCCCCCTCTCCCGAAGAAGCAATACAGAATGCTTCAACCAAAGCGGTTCGTAACTTTATCCCAGAGGAATAAGAATGCCCTTTTACAAATGGAAATGTGATGACTGCGGAAAGGTGATGGAAGTTCTCCATCGCTGGTCGGTCAACCCAGAAGATAAGAAAGGAGACCTAATACCGTCTCCAAAAGAAGAAGACATTTTTTGTGGACACGAAGATGGCTTTGACCCAGAAAGTGTTGACGATGAGTTTGTTGGCTGTGGGTCCAAGAATGTTTACAAAATGTTAGCACAAGGCTTTTCTATCTCAGGACTTGATGGTCACCGCATTGGTGGCTTCTATTCAGACAACTTAGGTTGTTGGGTCAAGTCTGTAAGAGAAGAAGATAAGATAGCAGAGAGCAGAGGTCTCCGTCGTGTATCAGACATTAGCCGTGATGACCTTGATAGAGCCTTTGACCGACAGGTCGCAGAGGCAGAAGCACACGAAAGAGATGCTGCCCGATACAAAGCAGGAGAAAAACTGGAAGACATTTATTCAGTTGACCGCTTGAAGAAGGACGGCTTACTTGACCAAAGTATCAAAGGAGATGAATAATGGCTATTAGACCAAGACAAGCAGAGATGGATGCTTTGGGTGTTGACCCTAAAATGTTATCGCCAATGAAAGAAGAAGTATCTGTGGAAGAAGAAGTAATACTTCCTCCCGCAGGAGAACTAAAAGAAAAGTTTGATGAAGTTATGGGTGTTATTACTCCGGAGGGTGACTACTCCGAGACAGCACTTATGACTATCGGACAAGCAATAAACCAAGCCCTACAACTATTTGGACCTGATGCTATGCCTATTGACCCTGTGGTGGAAGAAGAAGGTATGTTACCAGTGTCTATTGTAAAGGCTATTATGATGTTGAACAAAGCACAGGAAGATGCTGGCTTGTCTCAATACATTGTAAACATTGAAGACCTAACAAACGATAGGTCACTACAACAGGCTGCCGGTAAGATAATGGCTTTGGCTCAAAACCAAACATTCAAGTCTTTCCTCGCACAACTTGACCAAGGCTTCTCACAACCAGAACAAAGTGAGAAACAACCAGTAAGCCAAGCACCACAACAAATGAGTTCCCCAATGGAACAAATGAGCGAGGACGAACTATTTATGAGGAGAATGTAAAGTTATGAGCAAAGACACACAAGAAATAAAAGACTGGGCAAGCGGAGATACTCGCATTGAACAAGCCCTAAACACAGTATTAGAGCGAGAAGCAAAAACAAAAGCATCTATCGCTCCTGCTGATACAGAAGATACTGGTATCCCTATCAACGATGGAACTGGTGTTGAACCAAACTTTCAGTCATTTGCTGAAACAGAACACGATGACCCACTCCTTAGCACAGGAGACCACAAAGGGTTTGACTTCAATAAGACTTTGAGTGAACTGCCGGACGAAGCCAAAATGATGCTTGGTAACTTACGAGCAGACTACACAAGAAAAACACAAGAGTTAGCCGCTATGCGAAAGCAGTTGGAAGCAGAACGAGAAGCATTTGTAAACTCTGAGTTCACACAGAACTTAGCAGCAATGGCTTCTGCTGATGTAACTCTTGACCCATTTGATGATAGTTCAGTAGAGGCTCGCATCCAGAAAGAAGTTGCTACACGACTTCAAGAAATGATGAAGCCATTACAAACCCAATACGAACTAAACCAACGACAAGCACAGTTGGAGCAGTTCAAAGCCAACCATCCAGACTTGGAGACCTACAAAACAGACATCGCTAAACTTTTGATGACTGATGAAAGTCTAAACTTGGAACGAGCATACTACATAGTAAAGGGACAAAAGACTACTGAAACCTCTCAACAACTGGAAAAAGAACTAAAAGAATACAAAAGAGCAGCGAAGGAATACGGACTAAAAGTCGGAGGGACCCAACGGGCAACCCAGAATACTGTTCCTGAAAGTGTTCGCAAACAAGGCGGCTATGCCGTCTACCAATGGCTTCAAAGCCGTGGTAAAGCATCATAAGACCCTCCCTGTGAGCAAGTCAATACAGGCTTCCGAAAGGAATAACCTACAAAAGCCAAATGTAATACTAAAAATAGGAGAAGAATAAAATGGCTATTTCAAACGACATTCTATCCTCAACCCTTCGTATCTTGAAAGATAACGAGGTAGACAACCTTTTCAAGGCTGTTCCTTTGTTAGACCAGATACGAGCCGCAGGTGGGGTTGAGACTTATGACGGCGGACAAAAGTTGGACCGTCCACTTATCTTATCTGAGCATTCAACTATCACACAGTTGTCTTCCGGATACGAACCTGTAAACCTCAGTGCTGCTGATGTATTGAGAACCGCATCCTTCAACTGGTGTGATGCTGTTGCTCCCATCATTATCACTAAAAAAGAAGAGATGAGTAACAAAGGCGAACGAGCCATCATCTCTATCGCAGAAGCCCGTATGAAGTCGGTAATGGGAATGCTCAAACGAGAGTTTGAAAAGCAGTTCGTTGCTGGAACTTCTACTATCCTTTCTGACCTTTTGACCTTGAACGGAACTGCTGGTTCTGGTATCAACACTGGTTTCTTGGAAGCACTTGCTTTTGGTTCTCAAACCAATACTGTCGGTGGACTTTCTAAGTCTGCTTTCCAGAATGACCTTCAAAACCAGTATGCTACTATTGCCGGTTCTGGGACTAACCCTGTGAACGATGCTTTGACTTCTATCTACATTGATGCTCAAACTCGCACACCAGATGGTTCTGCCCCTAACCTCATCCTTTGTTCTGCTGCTCTTTACAAAGCATACAAGGACGAACTCTACACGAACCAACGGTTCATTGATGAGAGTGTATTGGATGGTGGTAAGTTGGCTCTTGCTTTCAATGGTGCTCGTATGTTCGTTGACCCGTTTATGGATGGTTCCTTGACTTCGGCATCTAACGAGATAAATGCTTATGTATTGAACACTAACTTTATGAAGATGGTATTTGATACTGACGGTAACTTTGAGATGACCGACTTTATGGATGCGACAGGCTATGCCTCTCGTTATGCCTACATTACTGTAAGAACTCAGTTGGCCTTTGACCATCTGGCTTCACAAGGTATTGTAGACGGACTTGCTAACTAACATAGGAGGATAGAAAAATGAGTTCATCAAGATACATACAAAAAGTTTATCACTCCGATGAGAGTGGTGTAGGTGAAGATAGTGCTTCACAAAGTGCCCGCCAAGTATTGGAAGTTTTCCGTGCTGGTGAGGCTATTACAGCAGGTGATGCTGTATGCTTTGACTTCTCACAGTCAACCATCGCACAAATGTTTGCTGTGGTAAAGAAACTTGATAGTGGTGCTGCGAATACTTCTGTGTTCTGTGGTGTCGCCGCTGAGAGTGCCGCTTCTGGTGCTTTCGTAAAAGTGGTTGTTGAGGGTCTTGCTCCAAATGCTAATGTGGCTACTGGTGTTGCTAAGGGTGAATACCTCATCCTTTCTTCTACCGCTGGTCGCTTTGATAGCCAACAAGAGGTAACACTCGCTGTTGATGGAACTGGTGCTTTGGCTACTTCTGGCCTTTCTCCTGTATCACAAACAGTTCTTGTTGGTGGTGCGGCACAGGCAGTAAAATGTGCTATTGCTCTTGAAGCAGAAAGTTCAAATGCTGCTGATGTTTGGGTATTGAAGTCCTACTAAACTTTGATAAACTATTTCAATAGGGAAGGGGACTTCGGTCCCCGACCCTTCTTATCATCACGGAGAGCATAAATGAACCTGAAAGAAATGAGAGACTATGTAGCCAACATTATGGACTACAACCCTAATGTGAGAACTTATCAGCAAGAAGTAACAGATGCTCTCAACGAAAGATACTACTCACATTTTACAGATAGACCTTGGGAATACTCCCAGAAAGAAATACAACTTATCGCAAAGGGCGACCAAACATACACCAGTTGTATTACAAATGCTAACGGCAAGATGGTTATTCCATCAGCACAGAAAGGAGATGACTTCTACCACATCGGTTCAGAGATGGTGGTTGAGTTTATTTCAGGCTCTGCCGGAGAAGCATCAGAACAAAGAGAATACATTATTGAGAGTGTGGACTACACAGGGGTGGACATTACATTCAATGTTCGCAAAGAAGAATACGACCCCAAGTATTATTCATTAGCACAAAGACTTACCACACTTACACCAGACCAAACAGGTGTCTCACTAAAAATAAAACACAGAAAGATAGCAATGCCGAAAGACTGTATTGAGGTATTGGGTCTTGGTCTTCGTGGCTTGGGTAATGAAACAAGACAACCATTCTACAACATTCCAAAGTTTTTAGATGAGAACTTAGCCATTGACTTAGACGAGACAGGAACACCCACAGACTGGCTCTCTATTGACCCTGTGACCGTTTTACATCCTTCGGTAGAGGCAACCATAGACACGACTGTAAGAACGAATACAGTAGCATTCTCAGGCGACTATGCGGCTGCTTATTCATTCCAGAAGGGTGGAGTTATTTATGCCCAAGAAGGTGTTACACCAGAAGTGGTATTATTAGAAAGTGCCCCACGATACATTGACCAACCAGCAAACAGAACTGCCGGTGATAGTATTCGTATTGAAAGTATGGAACTCTCAGATAGCAAAACAGGTTTGAGAAAGAGAGCATACATCAGACCACCAGAAGATACCTTTGACCATTACCTTATGGTTCAAGATAACATTCCAGAGGCAACATCAACAACAGATACTTCTGGTATTACCATTGAGGGAACTACCCTTACAGAGTTAGAGAGACTTGACGAGGGGCACACAGGAACACACCAACGAATAAGACTTTATCCAAGACAAGACAAAGATACAAGAGCAAACATTCGTTACCAGTTCAGACCAAAGAAGTTAGAGAACGACAACGACCAACCAGAGATGCCTGCTGATACACATTTATTTTTATGTTACATCACACTCGTAGACTTGTTCTCAAAACACGGCAACTTAGGTATGGCTCAAATGTATGAGGACAAAGCAAAGAAAGAACTATTGAAGATAGAAAACAGATACTTATCACAGAGAGCAAGACTAAACATCAAGCAAGGTTTCAGACAATACAACGACTACTACAAGTATCCGTTCCAGAAGATAACAAGGAGAACCTAAATGAAAGCAGGTAATAGAACACTCTTTGAGCCTCTTGCTGGTCTCAATGAGATGGAACCACCAGAAGGTTTATCCGCACAGGAACTTGTAAACTTTCGTGTAGAACCACAGACAATGGGCTGGGATAGTCGTATTGGTTGGGAACCATACTACACCGCAGTCACAACAGAAGAAGATAATACTTGGGGACCATTTGACCAAGTAGGTCCTATTCATTCTGTATTCTATTGGACTACCAGAGCAGGAGCAAAGAACCATCTTGTTTATGAGAGTGACTACTTCCAACCAAATGTAAAGACCAGACTATGGACTTACCAAGGAAACCCTGCTGATAGTATTATCTTTGATGACGACAGACGAGTGTTAGCACCTAACCAAGCAGGAACAAACTACGAACCTTATGGTCGTTACCTTGTTATCCTAAATGGTAGAGACAAGCCTATCCTATGGGACGGCATCAAACAAAGAACATTAGGTTTCCAACAGAGACCATCACCACCAAACCCTTGGGAAGTAGAACCAGTAGCAGGAACAGTCACAGTAGATAAGACAAACTCTTTTGTTCGTCCTTTACCTGATAGTTCTCTTGTTGTTGAGACTTCACAAGTTATTGACTGGGAGATACAATACGGGTTAGGTTCTCAGACAGAGAATGAGATAAACTCATACAGATACAAAGTAACTTGGGTTTATGAGAATGGAAGTGAAAGTCCTATCTCCCCTCGTTCTAACCCAACCACTTGGGAAAGTCAGGCACAAGGTTTCAAATACTTTGTATGGCTTGATAACATTCCAAGAGGACCAGACGGAGTTATTGCCCGTCGTATTTACAGAACTAAAAACTTAGGCTCATCACCTACCGCAGTAAATACAGATAAACAGACGGAAGAAGAAGTTTATTATTTCCTTGACCAGATAGATAATAACAACGATGAAACTTATTATGATACCACACCTGATAGTAGACTGGGTAGTTTGGCTCCACGGGATGACCATTCTATCGTGTTCCCTGCCCGCACAGCAAGGTTCGCCGCTACATACAAAAACTGTTTGTTCCTTGACGGGGGAGAAGGAGAGGGTGGAGTGGTCTATTATTCCGTTCCGGGCAGTCCAGACCAATACAAGGCTCTTGACTTCTTCAATGTAGGCACAGGTAATGCTGGTGATGTAACGGCTCTAAAAGCATACTACGACAACCTACTTGTTTTCCGAGAACGGGGGATAGACATTATTACGGGTGACCCAATAAACGGCTTTGTCTACACACCTTTCATTAGAGGGTATGGAGCAAAGTCACACAACTGTGTAGTTGAGGTCCCCACTATGGGAATGATGTTCCTATCAGATGATGGTATCTATTTATTGAAAGGTGGCTTGAAAGGTGGGTCTGACTTACAACTACAAAAGATGACCCAGCACCTACAAGAAACCTTTGATAGAATGAACACAGCAATGCTACACAAAGCCTGTGCTGCTTATTCACCGAAGTGGAAAGAAGTTCATTTCTATTTTCCTACTGATGGTAATACAGAAATAAAAGATGGAGTTGTATTCCATTTAGACAAAGGAACATTCTCAAAGCGAGAAGGCTTTCCTGTTTCTTGTATCACAGTAGACGAACACGGAGAGTTTATCTTTGGAACTCCTTATGGTAGAACCTCTGTAAACTTTCGTAACAACATTCAAGGTTTGTTCTGGATAAGCAGAAGCAGACACAACGGAACCTTCTATCAAGGTAGCGGAGACCAAGGTAGAGTAAGAGTAAGTGACCAACCACCAACCTTTACATACTGGTCAGCAGAACAGCAGTTTGGTTTTGACGGAGTAGAGAAAGCACCGAAGTATCTTTACCTCAAACTATTGATGAGAGGAAACAATAAGTTTATTGTAGAATGCTACAAGAACCAAGACATAAAGAACCCTATTGACTTAGGCGGTGGATACACACAACCTTCTGATGAAGAAGCACATAAAGTATTCAATGACCCAGCAGTTCTTATTGATGCTGTGCCTGATGACTTTGCTCGGTTTGATACAGCAGTATGGGAGAGGCCATCAGTAATGTATCTTCGTTATGATG